AGTTGGGGAGAAGAAGAAGAGACGATTACACTGACGGTACTGTTAGGATACAAGTCAAATCACCTTCACCGTAAATAAATTAGGAGATAAAAATTATGGCAATAACATCAGCAGTATGCAACACATTCAAAACGGAAGTTTTAAGAGCAATCCACAATTTTACAAATGGTGGAAATACTTTTAGACTAGCATTGTACACAAGTTCAGCGACACTAAATAAAACAACAACTGCGTATACTACAGCTAACGAAGTAGCTAATGGTAATGGTTACACTACTAAAGGTGCAGCGTTAACAAATGTAACACCGGCTTTATCTACTGATACAGCAGTATGTGATTTTTCAAACATATCATTTACATCAGCTTCATTTACAGCTAATGGTTGTTTAATTTTTAATGATACTGCATCAGGTGATCCATCTGTTTGTGCTATCGCATTTGGTGGAGATAAAGTTGTAACAAACGGAACTTTCACAATTGAATTTCCAGCAGCAGACGCATCTAACGCTATACTTAGAATAGCATAAGGAGTTACTCCTTATGGCTAATACTTGGAATCAATCCGGTACAACCTGGGGACAGAATACGTACGGCGAACAAGCCGACGTTGAATTAACTTTAACAGGTCTACAATCAACATCTTCAGTAGGAACAATTTCACCTGCAGATGTTATGGGTTTAACAGGCGTACAATCAACTTCTAGTGTTGGTAGTGTTGTAGCTTTTGATACTTTATTAGTTACTCCAACAGGTGTACAGTCAGCATCTTCAGTAGGTTCAACTACAGTCGACATCATATTAAATATTGATTTAACTTTAACAGGTTTACAATCGGCAACTTCAATAGGTTCAGTTACAACCAGTGTCCAACAAACAGCAGGTTGGGGCCAAGATACTTGGGGTACTGAAAACTGGGGTGAGTCTTCTCTTGATGTTGTTCTTTCAGGTTTAGCGACAACTTCTGCATTAGGTTCTATAGGTTCAATAGATGAGCAGACAATGGGTCTAACCGGACTTTCAACAACTTCCTCTGTTGGGTCATTATCTCCAACAACTAGTCTTTCATTAACACCCACAGGACAGTTAGCAACTTCTGCATTAGGTTCTGTAGGTTCAATAGATGAGCAGACAATGGGTCTAACCGGACTTTCAACAACTTCCGCTGTTGGGTCATTATCAGTTATATCAAACGAAGAAGCATTGTTAGATGGTCAATCAGCAACGGTTACTATAGGGGGTATAATTTTATTTACTGGGGCTGTACTAACTCCGGCTGGAGTGGGGTCAACTTCCGCAGTCGGGTCATTGTCTCCAACAACTAGTCTTTCACTAACACCAACAGGCCAACAAGCAACGTCATCTGTAGGTTCTTTAAATACTGAAATTACACAAACTTTAACTGGTCAACAGGCTACATCTTCTGTAGGATCGATTGTTCCTGAAATAGGAGTTTCGTTAACTGGAGTATCGACAACATCTAGTGTGGGTTCTGTGGTTACAGCAATAGCAGTTCCATTAACTGGGTTATCAACAACTTCTGCTGTAGGTGCTATTTTACCTTCAGATGTAATGGGTTTAACAGGAGTTTCAACGACATCTAGTGTAGGAGAGGTTATTATACTTGGCTATCAAGATGTTGACATAATAGGGAATACATCGTATACAGATGTAACACACGTAGCTTAGGAGAACAAAATTTATGGCATCAACTTTTACAGATCTTGGCTTAGAGCTAATGGCAACCGGCGAAAACGCTGGTACTTGGGGAACAAAAACTAACGCAAATTTAAGTCTTATTGAACAATTAACAGGTGGTGTTTTAAGTTTAGCTGTTGCAGGATCAGGGTCTACAGCTTTAACAATAGCGGACGGTGCTTTAACAGGTACTGCTCAACAAAGAGTCATAGAACTTACGGGTGCTCTTACAGGATCAAGAATTTTAACATTTCCTCTTCTTACAGAAACTTTTTATATTATTAAAAACGGAACTACTAATGCACAAACATTACAATTAAAAGCTGTATCTGGTTCAGGGGCCACGGTCACTTTCGCAGCAGATGATAAAGGTTATAAAATTATTTATCTTGATGGTGTAGCAACAAATACTGGAGTTTTTGAAGTTCCATTTTCTAATTACGCTCCCTCAGATTGGCTTACTAAAACAGGATCATATACAGCATTAGATCAAGATAGAATTTTTGTAGATACAAGTGGAGGGGCAGTTACAATAACTCTTCCCGCATCACCCGCTGTAGGTGCCCAAGTAAATTTTGTAGATTCAAGATACACTTTTGATTCCAATGCATTGACTGTTGGAAGAAATAGTTCTAAAATAGCTAACGCAACAGCAGACTTAGTAGTTAATACTGAAGGTGCAGCATTTGGATTGGTTTTTTCCGGCGCAAATGTAGGTTGGACGTATACGGAGAAATAATATTATGGCAAATTACGAAGCAACTAAATATAATTTTAATGGATCTGATCTTACAGGTATAGAGGGTATCCCTACAGCTACTATTGTTCCGTGGACTACTTCTTCAGTACCAACAGGTTTTTTAGAGTGTGATGGTGCAGCAGTTTCTAGATCGACATACGCAACTCTTTTTGGACTTGTGGGTACAACTTACGGTGCTGGAAATGGTTCATCTACTTTTAATGTACCTAATTTAGCAGATAACGTAGCAGTTGGAAAATCCGGTAACAAAGCTTTAGCTTCAACAGGTGGAGCAAATACAGTAGCAGTTACTGCTACGGGAAACGTTGGAGGATCGACAGCTAATGCAACTCTTTCAACAGGACAATTAGCTTCTCACTCACACCCAGGTGGGGTATCTCAAGCTGGAACTACAGCACCTAACCCTAACCCATCAGTTGCAAAAGTTAATGTAACGAATACAGGAAGCACAGGTTCAGGACAAGGTCACTCTCACAACATGAGTGCAAACTTTTCAGGAAGTGCAGTTAATGCAGCAATTTTACAACCTTTTTTAACTTTAATTTATATTATAAAAACTTAGGAGAAAATATGGCAACTAACGGAAATTGGACAATAGTATTTGATGATAAAACGATACTTAATCAAAATGTAAAAAATTCTAATGGTCATGCAACTGGGTATGCAATTGATGACGATTCTTTTTGGAATGATTCTAAATGGTCAAATGTCTGGGCTATTCAGTATCACGATGATAATTTAGATCATAACGATACTGTAGAACATAGAGATAATACATCCCATAGTACATGGACGGCAGCTAACTTAGGGAGTTTTCAAAATCAATTTATTAATAAATGGGACGCAGCTCATTTATCACAATTACAAACTACTTGGGACGAAGATAACCGTTATGATGAAAACGGTGTTTCTGAAACTGAAGCTGAAAAAATAGAAAGATTGGGTGCTAAACCTACTTCTTATTCTTCTTAACCTACGGGCCTTAAAGTCATCCAAGAAGTAAGTATATATTTTTCTCCTGACAACGGGGTGTTTCCTCTATGAACGTATGGAAAACCTGCAGGCCAAATAACTATTCTACCTTTTTTAGGTTTAATTCTTTTTGAGAAATGTAAAAATTCTGTTTCCCCGCCTTCTTCTACATCGTTTAAATATATAGAAAAAACAAAGGCTCTGGGTTCATTATCAAACCCTTTACAATGTTCAATGTGCCAAACGTGGTACCCTTCTGTAGGTAAAGTTTTTTGAAGTTTTAATTGAGTAAAATGAAATTCTCCACTATCATAAACACCTTCAGCACCTGTTTCTTGAATATAATGTTTAAACGCTTGGTCAAAATTAACTACTAAAGATTTTAGTTCAGCCCACCATACATCTAAATTACTACTACTTGCAAAATATTGCATATCTTTTTTTTCAACTGCCATAGCATTTTCAAATGCTTTTCTATCTAAAGTTTTTTGAAATTTCTTTTGTTGTTCAAAAAGTTTTATTGCTTTATCGCATTCATCTTCGCTAATATAATTATCATATAGCCCGATAAAATTTTCTATTTTAAAAGTTTTTTCTTTACTCATTTTTCTCCTTTTTTATACCAGGTAGCTAAAGCATATCTGGGTCCTTTTTTTACAGGCATAACTCCATGTTTATAATTCATTCCACTAAAAAACAAAGCTCTTCCTTTTATTGGTCTTACAATCAAACCGTCTTCAAAAAAAGTTTGTCCCCCTAAATACCCATGATTTAAATATATTATAGATGAGTATATTGTATCTGAACTACTTTCATCAACGTGTAAACTTTGACTACAGTCATCCGTCCATTTAACAATTTTTGTATATTCAATTTGACATCCTTGATTATAGACATGGTCGTTTATTGTTTTAAACAAATAATTAAATTCTTTAATTTCTGTTATATCTACATCTATTATATTTTTACCATGGTTTACTGGATGAGGTTTTTGCATAGATTGATTATC